AGCAAGTCTTCCAAATATGGATTTAAAATTTGCAGATAGTATAATAGCAACAAAGGATTAAAAAATGACAAGCACATATTCAGATAGTTATAAACTCGAACTTCAAGAAACAGGAGCTAACGCTAATACTTGGGGTAATAATACCAATACAAACTTAGAAACTGTTGACGCTTTTACCGCTGGTTATCTTTCAAAGTCAGTGGCTGGATCAGCTAATGTTACATTAACAACTGCCAATGCTAGTCCAACCTCGGAGGCATCAAACAAGGTAATAGAATTTACAGGTGCTTTAACAGGCGACATCACCGTTTTTGTTCCTGCGGTTGAATCAAATTATATATTTTTTAATAATACTACTGGCTCACAAACTTTAACTGTTGCTCCTACAGGCCATGGTAGTAATGGTGTTGCTATTACTCAAGGTGCTCACACAATTATGTATTGTAAAAACGGAGATACCATGGTTGATCTTTTTGCTAACTCTCTTGGAAACTTAAGTATTAAAAACACTTTAACAGTTAATAATTCTGTATTCACAGCCTCCAACGGAACAGTCAATGCAACAACTTACTCTGGAAACGGATCCTCTTTAACAGGAGTTTCAAGTATTCCCTCTGGATCATCCGCTTTATTTTTTCAATCTTCCGCTCCAAATGGGTGGACACAAAATACTGACGCTTCGATAAACACAACCACCTTACGAGTGGTTACAGGTACAGGTGGTGGAACAGGAGGTGGTGATGGCTTTAGCACTGTTTTCACTAGCTCAAAAACATCTGCTCCCGGTACAATTACTTTTGATGACTTGTCAGGAACTTCTGCAAGTGCAGGAACTTTAGCTGTAGGATCAACAACTCTCTCTACACCTACAATACCTAGCCATAATCATCCATTTATTGGTGGACAGTCATCGATAAATGATAGAGACGATCCTGCGGGAGACGGTACTTCTAAAACTTTGAACGCCACAGGAGGAAATGGAGGACATACTCACCCCATATCTGGTGGTCTTTCTCTATCTGGTAATACGACAACTACTACAAGTTTGACTGTGCCTGCTATGGATATTAAATTTGCAAATGTTATTGCTTGTACTAAGGATTAGTATTAAGATATCCTAAGAAATGCCAATATTCGATCCAGACGGTAAATGTCCTCTTTTAAATAAGAAATGTATCAAGCATCAATGTGTTTGGTATAATATGCTTCAAGGAAAAAATCCTCAAACAGGTCAAAATGTTCAAGAATGGGGATGTTCTATAGCTTGGATTCCTTTGCTTTTAGTTGAAAACACTGGAAAACAAGTACAAACAAATTCCGCTGTTGAGTCTTTTAGAAACGAAATGGTCAAAGCTAATATGGTTACTTTAGCTCTAGTCAATGAATCTAATAAAAAACAAAAAGAAGATCCTACAAAACAAGTAGGAAGTATATGGAGTAATATAAGTCATGGACAAGATGCTCTTGCAAACGGTGAAGAGCTTTCTGAAGATTTACAATTGCTTCAAGGTAAAAAAACTGCTAATAATAAGAAAGGAAAAACAAAGGTAAAAAAAGATGCCCGTAACAATAAACAACGTAACAATAAATAATCAGCTTACCATTATTAATGATGCTGACGTTAATCCCTCAGATTCAAATAATGGACCTAAAATGTACTCTGGCAATACAGAAGTTGATGTGAATATCGATGGTTTAGCATATTTAAATTTAAGTGGACACGATATTGTTCCCGCTAATGTTCATGCCCTACAATACAGACCAGCTACATCGTCTGGTTGGATAGAGTTTGATGGAACAGTAGCTAATCAAGAAATTACTGAGGCAGAGATTCCAGCTTGGGCAAATACAATGATTACAAGATGGAATGGTGAAAAAACCTATTGGGATACCTACAATACAGAATACAACAATCTCGTTGCAAATCTTGATGCAGAAGCCGCAAGTTATGACACTGATTTAGCTAATGCACAAACATCCGCACAAACATCCGCCACTACTGCAAAAAACAACATCCTTAGTGCTTAATTTAAAAAAAGAAGTATTAGAGTACAGCATAAATATGAAAAATGTGATGAAAAAATCTCTTTTAAATTTAATCAATGAAGAAATATATGTTGATGTAGAATCTTGGGGTAATGGCACTACAGCATCAGGTGAAAATTTAAATGTTAGATCAGTCAAACTTAAAGGTTTTCATGAAGAAGATATTGGTGCATCTGTTTCTAAAAGAATAATATATAACGATTTAAAAAGATTTACCGTACAAATAAATCAACAATACATTGAAAATGTTTGTAGCTTTTATCATAGCGATAAAAATTATTTTCAGTTTCTTCATTATGATTCAAAAATGAATGGTCAGTACACTTATCACACTGATCATTATTTCGAGAATCCTAGAGTTTTAACAATTTTAGTTGGATTAAACTCTGCTGATGAATATGATGGTGGAGAGCTTTTTGTTCAAAATCAAGAAAAAGGTATTAAATTAGATAAAGGAGACGTGGTTGCCTTTCCTTCAAACTTTATGTTTCCTCATAAAGTTTCACCTGTAACGAGAGGTCATAGAAGGGTTTTGATAATATGGACTCAATAAATTATTTCAAAGAACATAGTTATGTACATATCCCTGGATTACTTAATCCAGAGATAAGTAATTTTATTTATAATTATTTAGTTATTAAATCTTGCACAAACTTACCATTAACTGAGGAATCTGATGATTATGTTAGATATTGGTATGGAGATTTAGCAACTGAAACACTAACTTCTCTTCTTGTAGATAAAATATCTAGTGTTACTCAAAAAAGACTTTGTCCGACTTATTCTTATTGTCGTGTTTACACCAAAGGTGAAATACTTAAACCACATAGAGACAGAGCATCTTGTCAATATTCTGTAACCGTAAACTTTGGTGGGGATCCTTGGCCAATTTATTTTGGTGAATTAAATAAAGATGAAGATATGGACAACGGCTATAATTTAAAAAAAGAAATCACTCTTAATCCTGGTGACGGAATTGTGTATATGGGAGAAAAATTAGTTCATTGGCGAAATAAGTTTACAGGAGATCACTGCGCTCAAGCTTTTTTACATTATATAGATATTGATGGTCCTCACTATCCAGAACACGCTTACGATAAAAGACCAAATATTGGTTACTTGAAGTGATTAAGACACTATATATAGAAAAGTATTATCACTCAAAAGTAGACAGTAAAATATGTGAAGCAGCTTTTGATTTAATAAATAAAAAAAATGAAAGTTTCACAGAGCAAAGTTGGAATTGTAAAATTAGAACTTCTTTTAATTTTACAGATAATATTTTAAACATGGTAGAACTTCATACTTTAAAAATGAATATATTAAGTCACATTGAAAACTACATGCATTTGAATGAACAATTTTTTAATGGGTATATACGTAATTCTTGGGCTAACATTTATGAAAAAGATTTTTTTCAAGAAAAACACATGCATGAGGATTTCTGTGAAAGATATATAAGTGGTGTAACTTATTTATCAAAAAATAACTCAGATTTAAATTTATATTCAAAAAGTAATCTTGCTTTAGAAACCAGAGTAAAGCCAGAGTTTGCAGATATAATATTATTTGAAGATGATCGACCTCACAGTGTGTCTCCTAATTTAAACGATGATTTAAGAATAAGTATAGCTTTTAATTATGTGCTCGTATCAGAATGGAAAGGTAAAAAATGATTAAGACAGAAGAACTAAAAGATAAACAATTTAAAATATTTTTAGGCATGCCAATGTATGGCGGGATGCTTACAGAAAACACCATGCATGGTTTATTACAACTACAACAATGGTCCATGGCTAAAGGTGTTGGAATGAGAGTTCAAACCATGGGTAACGAAAGCTTAATTACTAGAGCCAGAAATACTATTGTTTCCATGATGATGGATCAAACAGACTATATTGCCACTCACCTATTGTTTATAGATGCAGACATTGGATTCACTGCTCAAAACATAGAAAGACTCATTTGTGCTGACAAAGATGTGGCTTGTGGTATTTATCCAAGAAAACATGTTCACTTTGAAAAAATTAAACAAATACTAAAAGATAACCCTGAAGCAAGTGAAGATGAATTAGAAGTAAAATCTCTCGGATATAATTTAAATTTTGATGATCCTAAAAATGTTAAAATGGAGAATGGCTTTTGTAAAGTAGCTGAAGCAGCTACAGGAATGATGTTGGTAAAAAGAGAAGTATTTCGCACCATGATGAAAAAGTTTCCTGAACGTAAATATGACTCTGATCAAATTATTAATGGTAAGTCATTTAAATCAGACAATTGTTATGATTTGTTTGCAGTTGGTCCTTACAACACAGGTAAGGGACAAATACGATACTTATCTGAAGACTATTATTTCTCAAGGTTATGGCAAGAATGTGGAGGGGAAATATGGGCTGACGTTGCTATGCCTCTTACACACTTCGGAAATAGAGCTTTTAAAGGACATGTGGGATCTCTATTTGCTAAAAAATAAAAATAGATACGATTTTAAAAATTATCTACAATCAGATATTACTTTTTTAATTCAAGCAATAAATGTTCTTGGAGAAGATTTAGTAGGTCTTGAACTAGGTGTTTTACGAGGAGATAGTAGTATGACTATCTTGCACAATTGTTCTATTGTAAAACTTTATTTAATTGATAATTGGAAACCACATTATGATTATTTAAAAACTATTCCTGATGGACAGCCTGCTTTTTATACGGATGAAATAAATCAAGAAGTAAATGAGTTTCTCACTAGACACAAAATTAAAAATTCAGGGCATATTGATAAAGTTAAAATAATAAAGGAAGACTCCATAAAGGCATCTACTTTTATACCAGACAATCATTTAGATTTTATTTTTTTTGATGCAATGATGACAGAATCTCAAACCTTTGAGGAGGCTTTTGCTTATTTACCTAAAATAAAAAAAGGAGGTAT